TATGCAACTCGCATGGAACTACGTGACGATATGCGGCAGGTTATGGATGCCTTGCATCGTGTCGAGGATAAGTTGGACAAAGTATTGAGTAGGGATTAAGTGAATGGCAATGTTTAAAGCATTTAAGCCTAGTGGCATGGAAAAGATAGCACGTTCTATGGGCTATCAAGGTAGTATGCAAGGCTTTCAGGATTACCTTGCTCAAGACCCTATGCGTCAACAGCAAATGCAAAACTACACTAACCAAGCTATGCAGATGGCAAGGGGTGGTGCAGTAAAAAGATCAAATGTACTTAAAATGCAAGCAGGTGGAACTACAATTGGTGAGACAACTGTTGAGCGTATGTACAAACCTGCAGTGCCAGTTGGTGGTGAAACAGTAGCGGCTGCTACACCTTATGATCCATCACAGGAAATTACAGCAGGTACTGGTGCAGTATCAGGTGCTGTTGCAGTGCCTACAGCTGTAGCTGGTACAGCAACTGCGGCAGGTCCTACACAAACGCAAGCCGCACAGATGCAGGCAGATCAGTCGCAAAAAGCAGTTGATTCAGCCTTATCTGCTACACAGGCGGCACAGACTAATCCACAAGACCCTCGTTCACAAGTAACTGCGGCACAGCAAACAGCATCCTCTGTAGGCAATCTACAAGCCGCACAGGGCAATGCACAGCTTATTAATAATCCAGTACAACGTCAAATTCAAGCTGGTGAACTTATAAGCGGTAATGCTGTAGATGCTAATAAAGTGGCACAAGCTACTGCACAAATACAAGCGGCACAGGCAACACCTTCACAGCAGGCTACTGTTCAAGGACAACTGCAAAACTTAATGACGCAATTCCAAGGTGGTGCTACACCTCCGTGGGCATCAGGTGCTATGCTCAATGTATCTGCACAGATGGCTGCTCGTGGATTAGGTGCTTCATCGCTTGCTGGACAGGCAATGGTTCAAGCCGCAATGGAATCAGCATTACCTATTGCACAAGCAGATGCACAGACAGTTGCCAGTTTTGAAGCACAGAACTTATCTAATCGTCAACAAGCAGCAATGATGGCAGCAGAACAACGTGCAAGGTTCTTGGGTCAAGAGTTTGATCAACAGTTCCAGACACGTGTTCAAAATGCTTCTCGTATTGCTGATATTGCTAATCAGAACTTTACAGCTGAACAGCAAGTACAACTAGAAAATAGTCGTATTGCTAATACAATGGATTTGAATAACCTGTCAAATAGACAAGCTCTTGTATTGGCAGAGGCAAGTGCGCTTGCGAATATGGATACATCAAATCTTAATAATCGTCAGCAAGCTGCAGTTCAAAATGCACAAAACTTCTTGCAGACAGACCTTACTAATCTTTCCAATAGACAGCAAACAGATTTATTTAAAGCACAACAACGTGTTCAGTCTATGTTTACTGACCAAGCCGCTGAAAATGCTGCACGTCAGTTTAATGCCACTAGCCAGCAACAGACTGATCAGTTCTTTGCTAACTTGGCTAATCAAGTATCACAGTTTAATGCATCACAATCAAATGCACAGGCACAATTTAATGCAGGTCAAGTGAATACACTTGAACGCTTCAATGCCGAATTGAACAATCAACGTGATCAGTTCAATGCGCAGAATCAATTGGTGATTGCACAGAACAATGCTCAATGGCGCAGAGAGATTGCTACAGCAGATACTGCCGCAGTTAATCGTGCTAATGAGTTGAATGCCGCCGCTGTATTGGACATGTCAAATCAAGCCTATGCAAATCTGTGGACATATTATGCTGATACAATGGAATGGGCATGGACATCTGCTGAAAACTCACAAGACCGTATTGCTGATATGGCTATCGCACAACTAGATGCAGAAACACGTAAAGCTGTTCAAAATGAAATATCTAGCAGTGCATCAGGATCAGCACTTGGTGGACTTGTAGGTACTGTACTTGGTGCAGGTATTGAGCATGGCTTTGGTAATTTGTTCTGCTGGGTAGCACGTGAAGTGTACGGTAAAGGTGATCCACGTTGGTATGCATTCCGTTTGTGGATGAAATATGATGCACCAAAATGGCTATACAAGCTGTACCAAAAGCACGGTGAAAGCTATGCTAAATTTATTTCTAACAAGCCTGCGCTTAAATGGATCACAAAGAAAGCTATGGACTTGATTATAGAACGTAAACGGAGTAAAATAGATGCGTGGGTATAATGCTGCACTAGTTGCTTATAGAGCAATTGATTTAGATAATATTAAACTAGACACAGAAGAAAAGCCTTCTACTGGCTTACTTGCTCCTAGAAAACAAATGACTAAAACTCCAGACATTAGCAGTCAACCTGCTATGCGCACTATTGAACACATGAAAATTCTCCGCAAGAGAAGGGAGCAAATTAATGGCTCTAGATGAACCTAGATTTGATGCACCAATTCCGGGCATGTCAATGCTTCACGAAGTTGGTGGACGACCTTGGCAAACACCACCAAAACTTAACTCCGTAGATGAAGCTGTAGATTATTATCTTGAGCGTATGTCTTCAGAGGAATTTCTTGAGCAACTTGAAGATATACTTGAGATGGGTATTCCTATTACTAGCGTTGCAAACACAATGCAACTTGGTGGAGTTATGGAAGGTATTCACAGTGTAGATGTAGGTATGTTGGTGCTTCCAGTTCTTGTTGAAATGATGATGCTTGTCGGAGACAGTGCTGGCATTGAATATGACAGTGGCCTTGATACAAAGACAGAAATGACAAAGAATCGTACTCGTAATACGCTCGTTGCAAAAACTGCTCGTAAACTTCAGATTAAATTAAATGAAGAAAAGAAAGGCAAAAAAGAAGAGCCAAAAGAAATGCCTATGGAAGAGCCTGTAGAAGAAAAGAAAGAAACAGGTTTAATGAGCAGGAGGTCTTAATGAGTTTTACATCAGGTTTCATAGGTGGACTTGCTAAAAGCATTGATGAGCGTCTGAAGGACGGTATGCGCAGAACTGAAGAACGTGCAGACCGTATTCTTGAGCGTACCAGTATTCGTGCTGAACGTGAGCAACAGCGTGCTGAAGAAGAGCAAAGGGAAGTAGCAGATTTGCTTTCAGAGTTTGCTAGTCTTGTTGATGAAAGCCAAGTGCCGGAAGGTATGACACTTATGGATTATGCTGCTGGTCTATATAGACGTGGCGGTGGAACCATTTCTGGTGCAAAATCATATTTAGAAGACTTACGTGCGCACGAAAAAGGTGGCGGCAGTGTCAGTTCACTTGTTGACTATGCATCTCTTAAAACTGGTGGGTATGGTGAAGCAGACTATGTTAAGAAATTTGTGCGTCAGCCAGATACACTAGTTAAAGTGCCAAAAGGTATGCGTGGTGGTGCAGGCTTATATGGTAAGTTGTTTGATGTTGATGTTACTGAAGGCTTACAAGATGAAATATTTGCAACATACGGTAAGCCAGAAGAAACTCCAGATTTTCAAATGGGTCAGCTTGGATTTAGAGAAGGCGCACAACTTCTTCCAACAGCTGATATTATTCAGAAAAGAAAACTTGCAGATATTCAAATACAACAGGCAGAGGCCAATCTTGCAAGCACAATTGCCGATAATGAATTAAAAGGTGCTATTGACCTAACGCAAGTCAATAAAGACTTTAATACGGTATTGAAAGGACATTTGAATAAATCTGGTATGGCGTATGATACGGATACTCAAGGTACTCCAATATTTAATGTAAAAACTGGCACTCAACAATTTACTGCCGTTCAAAATTCATATTCAAATGCATTAAGAAATGTAACTGAAAATGCTGTTGGATCATTGAATGTTCCGGGCATGAAACAAACACTTAAAACATTAAGTGAAACTGCATTAGGATATGTTACGCCTAATGATCCAAGTAAAACTGGTAACGCAAATTACAAGGTTGGTGACTTGATTGTTAATAAAGATGGACATATATATCTTTGGATGGGTGATGCAGACAATTCTCTTTTAATTAGGAAAAAATAATGTCAAACTTTTATACTCCTGATGATGTAAAAAGTGTAGCTCCTACTCCAGTATCTCCTTCTCAAGTTGGTGCTTTAGATGCGGATACATCTGGATTTTATTCAGAAGAAGATGTCAAAGATATTGTTCCTACACAGGAAGTAAAACAAGGTGCTGTAGTTCAGCCGACACCAGAATACGTGTCTGCCGAAGAACGTCTTGAGCCTGTTGCTGCTGAACCAGTAGAAGTTGAGTCCATCAAAAGTCTTGAACAAGATGATGAGTTAGTAGCTGATATTTTACAATATAGACAAGATCGTTTTGGTGTTGAGAAAACAGAAAAAGCAGCAACATTAGGTGTTGGTACACTTTTTGGCGGTCAAGAACTAACAAACGAAAATGTTGTAGATGATTTAATGGATCACTACAGATTTATGACTCAAAATTCTATGAATGCGGCAAGTGAAATTGCGTGGTTAAAAAGCCTAAAACAAAAAGAACAAGAAGCAATGGCGCAAGCCAATGCTGCTAAAACTGAAAACGAAAAAACTGAATTAACAAACAAAGCGAATGACTTTGCTGAACAGCGTGAACGTGCTTTGCGTATCTATAAGCGTGCCGATAATGTAGGTAGTTTGTTTAATAGTAAACGCTACAAAGAAATGACAGGCATGGAAATAGTAGGTGACATTGTTGATGCTGTAGGCGGCAACGTGCTTGCAGTAATGTCTGATCCATTAACTTTAATTACTGCAGGTGGAGTCAAATATTTTAGCACAGGTTTGTCAGCCGCTGGTATGTCTCCACTTAAAGCTGGTATTATTTCTGCTGCTATTACAGCACCTATTGAAGCAGGTGGTGCGGCAGTTGTTGATGTTCTTGTACAAAATGCTGAAATTGAAATGGGTGCAAGAGAAGACATTGACATTGAGCGTGTAGCTACAGTTGCAGGTGTCTCTGGTCTTACTGCTGGTGCAATGACTGGTGTAGGCACTCGTAATGCCGCCAAGCGTGTATCTATTGGCACTCGTGGTGACTTGGACAAAGCACTTGCTAACATGAAAAAGAAGCAGTTAGAAGCTGCTAAAAAAACTAATGATAAAAACGGTGTATTTGCTGAAGATATAAGAGAAAATCTTGCTAAAGGTTTGTCAGACATTTACGGTGAAGAAGTTATTATCAGAAACAAAGCTGGTGTTATTAAAGGTATTGATTCTGAAGTCATTAAAAAATCCCCAAATGCTCGTTCATTCTTTGAAAAGGTAGAAGTTGACGGCAAGATGATTTCTGCCATAGATGAAGACCTTATTCAAGGTGAGATTAGCTTTGATATATTTGAGCGTGTTACTGCCGCTATGGGCGACATGGTATCTGGATTGAAAGATGGCTCACTAAAGCTGGTAGATAATGTAGATGAGAAACTTACCCTTAAAGATTTAACAGGACCACTGACAAAGACGGCAGCAGGTAAAGAGCGTGTTAGTGAGCGTATGCTTAATATTATGAGCAACGTCACAGAAGAATCTATGGATGAAGTAATCACCATTATGGGCAAGTATGGTGTAACTAAACGCGAAGTTGGTGCTGCTATGTTTGCTGATGCAAGTCGGGCTGGTAGAACTCTTGGTCAGTTGTCTGCCTTACAACGCAAGTTTGTGACTGCAGGAAGTCGTAGAACAGCCGCTGATATAGCAGAAGAAGCTGATGCTGATACTGCACTGCAAGTGGGTAGTACATGGCGCAGGCTTGAAGACATCAGACGTTTGACATTGGTTAGTGGTGTTGCCACTGCCGCACGTAACACAATGTCACAGGTATTGCGTTCAGGTGTGGATACTCTTGTTTATTCATTTGAATCTGCAATTAACCCAAATAAAAAGGTTAGTTTTCAGGGAAGTCTTGCACAACTAAAACATACCTTTTTTGATCCGGGGGATTCAGCCACAGTTGCACAGTTTTTTCTAGACGCATTTCCAGACCAAAAGGTTCGCTTTTACAACCAGTATTCAGAAGTATCAAACAAACTGGCTAAAGGTAATCCGGGTCAGAATGCACTAGCAAAACAGGGTGAAGGTCTTACAAAGACTAACCAGATTCTTGATACGTGGGAAAATGCAATTCACCATGTAAACATACTTAACCGTTTTCAAGAAGCTGCTTTTCGTAATGGTGCATTTACTGCGTCTATCCAACGCCAAATGATTGATAAAGGCGTAGACATGATGGATGTTCTAAAAAAAGGAACATTAACTCAAAATGTAACAGAAGACATGGTAGCAAAAGCTACTAATGACGCACTAGAATTTACCTATGCATCACAGCCAAAAACATCACTTGGAAGACTAATAAATAATACTATTGTAAAATCTGGTTTGACAACACTAATACCTTTTCCGAGATTTATGATTAAATCTATGGAATTTAGCTATAATTATAATGCCTTTGGCGCAGGCACTGCTTTGTTTAGAATGGGTGCAGCAAAATTAAAGGGTCAAAAGATTACTGATGGAATGTATAGACAATTATCTGAAGGCATTGCTGGTGGACTTCCTCTTATTGCATTAGGCTATTATCTACGTGACCGTGATAATGATATGGCAGGGTCTGATTGGTACATGCTAAAAGATGGCATGGGTAATGAGTTTGATGCTCGTCCGTTCTTTCCTCTGACTCCTTATCTGTTGATTGGTGAAATGATACATCGTGGTACAATTCCATTTGACTTCCTAAAAGACCCAGATGTCTTGAAAGAAACAACAAAAGAAGAATTGCTTGAAGGTTTTACTGGTACTGGTTTTAGAGGTCAAGGTCCTCTTGATATGCTTACACGTGATTTGTTAAGCGAAACAGCCGATCCACTTGAACAACAAGATACATACAATAATCTTGGCAGATACATTGGTGAGATGGTATCTGGCTATGGTCAACCTATCTGGCAAGTTGCTGATGCAGCATCATTGTTTACGGACATGAATCAACGTCAACGTGACTATGCAGAAGACCCGAAGTACAGAGACAGTATTGAATCATTTTTCAATGGATTTATGCGCCCAATTGATTTGCGGGTTGGTAAAATAACAGAAGAAGTTGGTGATGCATTTGGATTTGAGGTAGCTACTTATCCAGATAAAGAAGACCCACGTTTTGAAGAAACTCCAGAGCGTGTTATGCCATTTATGAAGTTAATGTTTGGCGCAACATTGCAAAGAATACCACCAAAATATGTAAATGAACTATATGATTTAGGTTTTGACTATCGTAACTTTATGACTAGAACAAGTTCTCCAAAAGTGGACAGAGCAGTAAATAGAGAAATGGGCTATGCTATGAACATGGAAATACCAGAAGTTCTAGCAACTGCTCGTGAAGAAGGTTTGTCTGCAGCAGACACTGCCGCAAGAGTTGGTAAATGGATTTCAACAGCGAAAAGTTCTATTCGTTCAGAAATAAAAAATATGGATAAAGATACTGTTGCCGCTGCAAACATTAGTAAGTTTAGAGGGCAACCACAGTCTTCTAAACGTGCGGCAATGGACGCTTTTGAAAAAGAATATGGAAGAGAAGTAGACATGTTTAATCCAGAAGAAGTGCTACGACTCCTTGATTATACAAAGACACATGGGATTTATGCAAAACAAAGACAATAAATAAAGGGGGCAATTAAGCCCCCTCTTTTATATGCAATCACATATATCATTAGCCAAACCCATGCTACATGCGTATAACAACCAACACACAAGTATCACAAACGGTGTATACCTAACGATTATCCCCAGAACCTTGAAGCATACCCCTAGCTTTCCTGTCTGCAAGTTTCTCAATGTTGTCTTCCATAACTTTACCAAGATTAACTCCTAGTTCTTGTGCCAGTACAGCAATATACCAACAGACATCGCCTAACTCTTTCGTAATCTCTGCACGTTTAGCAGGGTTATCACCATCACGTATGAGTTTCTTTGCTTTGTTGGCAATCTCTCCTGATTCACCTGCCAGTCCTAACGTCAAGTACGCTAGGGCTGTTTCTTTTGGAAAGATAGCTGTCTCACAAGCCTTCTGTTGATATAATGATGCTGTAATGCCACTCATTTGTTTCTCCCTCATCCACTGTTTAGCCTCTTGCTCCAGATTCATTTAACTTCTCCAAGTTTTCAAAGTAGGCTGCGTTCCACCCCCTTTGCCACTCACGGTATTGCATAGTGTGAACGTCCATATTTGGTCTATTTTCTACGAACACACTATGCTTACCAATCTTTTTGAAGCCACCACCTTTATGGAACGCTTCATAACCCCACTGGTATTGAATACGTAGTGGAGCATCATACTTGCCTAGACCGTTACGCCTCACCGTTGTCCCCTTCTTCATTTTTAGGCTCGTTTACAGAAGCTATTAGCATCTTTGTGAAAGAATCCTGTGCTACACGTAGCTGATCCAGCCCAAACTGTGCTTGAGCAATCTTTGCATTCAAGTCACGAATCTGATTCACCAGATACTGTTCGTTGTTTTCTAGTTCGTCATAGTCATATTCTTTACCATCAATAGTAATCATTTGTTTTTCATCATCCATTTTCACATTCTCCTTTCATATAATCATACTCATCATTGTGTTTATCTACAGCTTTCTCGATTATGGAAAGCAATCCTTCACTGATAAGTGCTTTCTTTGCTTCATCGTCACACTCAAATACTACAGTGGCTGAACCATCTTCATGTTCTATGTAGTCTTTTATGTCAATCTTTGCTACCATTTTCCTTTTCCTTTTCTTTCTGTTTCAGTTTCTGCCACTCTTCATAACTAGGATGGCTACGTGGGGGATTGAACTGTATCCAACCATCCCCACGCTTCCACACTAACTTACCACTACGCTGCTTCAATGTCAACTACTTCACATATACCAGCAGTACAAGCTAACTCACGCCCGCCTGAAGTTGTATCCTCTTTTTCAAACTCTTGCAATAATGACCAGTTTACATTTTTTGGCATCTTTGTCAAGAACTCTTTATATGTATCTTCATCAATGTCCTGATAAGGTGCTTGCTTATATGTATGGTCATCATGTGGCAAGAAACTAATGCCTGATACTTCATCAAAGTTTTTGTACACCCATGTGCCTACTTCCATCCACTCATGTTCTTTCACAGAGATTGTAACAGATGGTTTGTGTTCACACCAATAACGCTGGTACATAAGCCACAGTTCAAGCTGTTCGATAGCTGTCATATCAGTCCGTGTCACTGCCTTTTTAGGTGACTTCATCGGAAAGCTGAACACTGTCGTGCTATCAGGCTTCATTACATCTGGCTCTGCAGGAATACCCTGTGACATAAGGAACTGTGTCAATGGGTCTTTGTTATCACCACGAACAGTACGAATGTAATATGGGTTGTGCCGTGCGTGAATACCAGATGCTGCATCAGTCAACTGTGACACTGTACCTGATGGCTTGACGCATGTAACAGCAGTAGACTGTGAGATGCCAATCATCTTGGCATATGCTTTGTTAGTCTCAATTGCTACATCACGTAAGTTTTCTAGGACCTGGCCTATGTTCATGCCAAGTTTAGCACTGCGTCCTGATGTAAGTTCATTATCCATGATACCTGTCAATGACACACCCAACAAACGCTCTTCCTCTGTGTTGTTCTTCCAAATCTTACGCAGATATTTAAAGTCAGTTAGTGTAGCTTGTAATGTACCAAGAATAGTAGCCAAACGAACTTTCTCTTTTAGTGTTTCCACTGTATCTGATGCACGAACAACTACCTCTGACAAGTTACAGAACTGGTATGGGCGTAAGATAATCTCACTGCAAGGGTTGCAACCGAAGTCATGCTCAACATCACGCCGACCATTCTTTGATGCCTGCATTTTTGCAGATTGCCTATTGAATATACCACGTTCACCTGACTTTGATTCGTACAGAGATAGCCACTCACGCATGAATGTACCCATCTGTGGCTTTTCTTTATAAGCAACGCTGTTGTTTGCAAGCGCACGTTGCCCTTCATATTCCCACCACTTACCTGCTTTTGCATGACGCATTTGGTCATCATTCAGGTTGGACAGGCTAATGAGTGCGCTTCGTCTGACACCACCGACAACAACAACTTCACCAATTTTACACATGATGTCGTGACACTCGATTGGATACAAGCGGCGACCCGCAGCACCCTTGAACTTTTGAATACAAAACTCAAAGAGTTCAACAAGGGGCTGTGGACCTGACGCACGACCACCGAAAGTCTTGAGCCTTGCACCTGCAGGACGCACTTCGCTGACATCGAACTTGGGAATTTGTCCAGTGTAAAGCATAGCAATCAGTTCCTTCAGTGACTTTGCCCATCCGGGGCGACTGTCACCTACTTTAATTATTGTGTCTGTATCATGGAAATCTTCATTAACTTGAGGCAGCTTGTTTACATGATGGCGTTCAACAGAGAAGCCTACACCTGTACCACACATAAGAATATACATTGTCTCATCAAATGCACGGGGATTGTCTACAGGAACATATGAACAGTTATAGCCACCAACATGACACCGATCCAATGCAGGACCAGCAGTCATAAGCGCACGCATACTTGGCATTACTTGCTGTGTAAGTACTGCCTCTTCAAGTTCAGCCCTTAATGAATCAGAAAGCTGATAGTCGTGATTGCTAGACAAGTGACTAGCCATATAGTCAAAATATCTTGATACTGTTTCATTCCATGTTTCTCTTCGCTGCTCATCTTCCTTCCATCTGGCATAACGTGAAAGTGCTATAAAATTTTGATAGTCTGTAGGTAAATAATTGTTTATCATATCTGTCACTCCTGTATTGTTTTTATACTTCTAATTTCAGCACCGTCTACATCATAAAAATACTCCCGGATACCGTCTTCTAATTCCTCACCAACATTTTCATCTGCTGGTATTGGATACTCTTCTTCGTCTACATCAAGGGTAATAAACATCTTAACTCTTATCACTTGCCATTACCTCTTCAATTAGCTTGTCCAGATACCACTGTGCTTTCTTCAAGTCTTCTAGTGGTTTTCCCTTATAGTCAAAACGCCATAGGTATTTCATTATATTACCTTGCAAGTAATATTTGAACCCATCACCAGTGGCAGCAGAGATAGCTTGAACACACTCAATGCCTGTCTGATTATAATGTGGTGGGCTATTGACCATATCAACTGCATCTTCAGAAGGCCACATTTGTTTACTGTCTGATTGTTCCATAGCTTGTTTCATAAATGTTTCATGTCTCATGCGTTCCCCTTTGTCTTAAAATCAATTGAAATAATATTTTTATCACGAGAAACAATAGTAGGTTTTTCATCCTCGTAGTCATCTTCTAACACAACTTCAACAACACTGTCAACAACATTCACAACATAATCATTTACCATATCTCTTATTTTTTCATTATTTTCCATAATCGGAACTGTTGATGCCATCATTTTACAGAAATGCATAATTTGAAAATAGTCATCATCACTAAATGTATTTTCTGGTTGTGAAATTATTGATATATCAATCTCACCATTCCAAGAGCCATCATTATTTTCATAAGGACGTACACGTATTATCATATCATTATCGTCAATCATAGCTAAATCTTTTTGTTTCATGTTACTTTCTCCTTTTTATTTTGCTTCCGCTAAATGCAATAAACTTTGGATGATTGTTTTCACCCTTCTCCTTAAGCCAGTCTTCTGGAATGATGCGATCATAATATCTGAATCCATATTTAATGCACCACTCACCATAAGAAGACTTTGCACCTTTGCGTAGTTTTCGTCTACTGTTTTCAAAAACAAAACGAATGTCAAGTTTAGGATGCTGTCTTTTGATAGCTAAATGTTTACGTCTATCTGCAGCAGTGAACATGCCTTTTGTTTCTATGATGATACCGTTTTTTAACACAAAGTCTGGTGTGTAGGTGCGGTAGGCTAGGTCTTCCCATTCAATCTTAATGCATTCATAATCAAAATCTACATTAAGTTCTTTAAGAAACTTTGAAAGGGATAGCTCTAGCCCACTGCGATAACCATACTTACGTGCGGCACGAAATTGTTTTGCGTTATGCAACGTCACGCCATAACTGGAAAGGTGAACGATAACCAAGCGCACGCAGTTCTTCACGCAACACTTTGTCTGCTTCGTTTCGTGCTTCAATAGCTGCACGAAGACCTGCAGTTTTACGCTCACGGTATTCCTTACGCAATTCCATTAGTTGTTTTTCTGCTTCTTTAATTTGTGAAGCCAAGTCTTCTAGTTCAAATTCATTATCCATTTTCGTACTCCTTTGCTAGTTTAATATATGCCACCGTTTTTGGCTCCTTTGCTTGAGACTTTACGGCTGGCAATTCTTTCATATCAGGCCAACAATCATGCCTGTAAGAACAGAATGTGCAGTTCTTATTTAGCACAAGATTGCCTGTTTCTTTCCCCCTAAACTTTTCAGGCACTGGCTCAAAGCACCGCTTAAACTCGTTTACTTCAAGCGTCTGAATAGTCTCTTCTACTTTGTTTAATTCTTCTTCAATATCAAGACCTGTAGCTGGTACATATTTAAATTCACCATTTGCTTTATTGACTACCCACCAGCCACCAGCATTTTTACCTGATGCCTTTGCGTAACCAGCAAGCTGCGCTACATACCCAAATCCGTCTGACTCTTTTAATGTTTCAAAAGAATCAAACTTGTTGCTATAAGACCAATTAGATGCGGATTTAATATCATCAACAGAACCGTTAATAGCAATATCATATGTTCCGTTAATGGATGTGCTATCCAAGTCCAGAGTGACGCTATCGGAATCTTCATATTTTACTCCTGCTTCTTTTAATATACCTTTGAAGACAGCCTCTACGATGTCTCCAATCATCATGTTCATTACGAATGTGGTAGGTAAAGGTAGGGCAACTTCAGGTTTGTTTTTCTCATACCATAATTGGCAAGATGGTCTGCCAATGTTTGACATGCGTAACCTAAAGTCGCCCCGGCTTTTGCCACCAGCAAACTGGCGGGTAAGAGCCTCTGCTACATCAGTAGCAACCTGTTTAATAGTTGCTTCAGACATAGTGGTTTTACCACCTACTGCATCTTCCATGTATTGGTGCAGTGCCAGTTCAGCTGGGTGCTTCATTATGCTACCTCTTCATCAATATCAATGTCTACCATACCATCAACGACATCAATATCATCATCACTCATTTCATCCTTTGCTTTCTCTGCCCATGTGTTAATGATGTATGTGTTGTAATTATCTACCCAACCCATAAAATCTGCAAACATGTTTTGCTCTGTATCTGTAAGAGACAGTGTGTTTGTAACATCAAGAGATACAACAGGAAGATAAAAACTACTACCGTTTGGCAGCTTACGTTCCTGCGTATTAGCAGTGATTAGATGCTGAACAGGTAAGCGTTTTAACTTGGCAAGTTTTGTAAAACTTTCACCTACCAACTTAAAAGCATCACGATTGTCGATTTCCCAGATGAATGGTACTTCTTCAATAGTGACTGGATTACCAGAATCATCCATTGGGTCTTTCATCTCGACTGTTCCAAAAACAACACGCACACGCTTAATTTGTTTTAGAAGCTCCTGCATTTTTTCTGGAAGTGCTTTGAAGTCTTTGATGTAACCCGCAGGTTTACCACAATTAAAACCACCCTCATTATCTTTTAAGTCGATGTTAAGGTTATCAGCCATAATCGTCTTAATAAATTTGTTAGGCGATTTGTCATTGCCTTTTACAAAACGCTTGTACATAAAGCGTTGCATATATGGACGAATGATAATTGAGTTAGCATAATAGTTTGGTCCATCAGGAATGTCCAAACGATATGTACCACCGTTTACTACTTCCATGTTGACTGATTTGCCATTCAATTCAGTAGTACCCATAATAGGTGTGTGGTTAATGCGCAGCCTTGCCAGTGAACTAGACTTTGATCCTGTCTCTGCCTCGCCTGCAATACCCATAGCCTTTGCCATCATAGCAAAGTTATTAGTATCAATTGTTGTAAGTTGTGTCATGTTTAAATTCTCCTTTCTTTTCTGCAAAAAGTTTCATAGTTATATCAGGATACGTCTTTCGTGTCAAGCCAGTTTTCTCCTATTTTTGATTCAAGTAGTAATGGAACATTAAATACAATTCCCCATCGTAACGTAATTAAGTTTGGTAATTCATCATTAGTCTTATTTATCAATGCGATAACTTGTTGTTCTTCATTTGGATGAACGTCAATCACAATGCTATCGTGAACACTGTTTACCACACAAGATTGCATACCGTCAAGTAGTTTTTCAATGTGTAATAAAGCTAATGGAACTATGTCTGCAGTTGCAAAGGATTGCACTGGATAGTTCTTAATCTGTGTAAAGTTTGTGATCCTACCATTTGCTTTTCTTGAGACATTTGGGAAGGCAAATTCCCGGCCACTTGGTGTACGTATTTTCTGTGTTTCTATAGCCTCTTTAGCCAATCGGGAATGCCAAGCTGCGATGCCTGTGTACTTCTCGTTGAAGTGGGTGTAGTACTTTGCTTCTGCTGGTGTTCTTCCAAAGCCTGTTGCTCCGTATAACGGTGCGAATGTATGCGCTTTCGCAGTCTGCCTATCCGTAGGTTGACCAGCGGTACTAATAACTTCAGCGGTGTATGAGTGTACATCAAATCCAGTAGATACTTCTTCAATTGCTACTCCATCCTGTGATAAAAATGCGGCAGTACGAAACTCTAGCTGCGCCATATCAGCCTCAAGTATCTTACCACCTTCAAATCGTGACACAAATACTTTCTTTACAGGAAACGTGCCGCCACGTGGCATGTTCTGCATGTTAGGATCAGCCCCAGAAAAACGACCAGTTGCTGTGCGATGCTGTAACAAGCGTACATGTAGCTTGCCATCAGATTTTGTGTGTAGATTTATACCTTCAACAAACGATGATAGGTATGTGTCAACGGCAGATAGTCTGCGCACCTTTGACAAGAACTCTACAGCATCGTCCATGCCTTTCGACCTAGCAGCACCTTCAAGTATCTCTAGGTTCTGTTTACTAGTAGTGAATCCACCTGCACTTGCCCATTTAGCTGATGGTGGTTTAAAGCCTATACCAGCAGCTTCGTTGGTGCTTACAAACTTATAGCCGCTAGTGTCACATGAAGGACACCTATTAGGCTTTGAATACGGTGTTCCATCCTTTTTCATTTTACGGATGTATCCAGTTCCTGTGCATTCACTACATTGTTCTGCTTTAGTTTTCTTCAATCTTTCTGTTCCACCCGATACAAGGCTACGAAACTCTGCATCTTTCATATACGGATCAATTGCTGTTGCCCAATATATTTTGTCGAGAACCCTACGACCATAAATAACCCAAGATAATTGTTCTGGACTATTCAGATTGATTGGTGTGTCACCCATGAGTTTACGAACATGCTTCTGTAAACTATCTAGTAACTCAATTTTTTCTTGCTCAAACTCGTGCTTCACCTCTTCAAGTTTGTTTTTGTCTACAGAAAAACCTCTCTGATATATTCTAGCAAGACATACTGCTACCTGATTAGTCAGGTCAACTGTTGCCATCAAACCACTATCTGCAGGTGTATTTAGGCGATACATTAATCTGTCAGACAGTTGTTGCGTAGCATGTAAGTCAGCAGACAGATACTCTGACAATTCTGCATGTGGTATATCACGAGTGCTGTATCCCTTCTTGAAGTATTCCTTCAATGTGTCTTGCTTCTTTGTGTCCAACTCATAGCGTTCAGCACATGCTTCTAGTGACAGTGGTTCTTTCTGTCCACGCTGTAGCACATACTCTGCCAGCATTGTGTCGAATACAGGCCCGTCATATTTAAAGCCGGATTCCCAAAGCCACAACAAGTCATGCGCAGCATTGTGCATAATAAGCACAGTCGCTTGGTCAAGATACTCTTGCAGTATGGTGTCAGCACCAGCCATTGCTGGACGCTCACTGTGATCAAAGGTAATCAGTTCTTCCTGCCCTTGGTCAGTGAGTAAGCCCACCATAACCAATGTATTCTCTGGCTCAAAGGGGTCAAGATGCATCTTACCACCTCTGTGTGTTACCGTATTCTCTACATCAAGTGTTAGTTTCATTTAACTCTCCTACACAAAGTTTTCGCTGGTGTAATACTTGTGCTTTTTGTTTGTGCCTCTTGCACTGTTACGTACATTACTCAAGTTTTCTGAAACAGAAACCCAACGCAGATTGTCTACACAGTAATCTAATTTATCTTCGTTAATGTGATCTACATTGTATCTGTCAACTGGTGTTGCATTACCTACGAATGCCATAGCAAATATGCGGTGGCAATAAATTGCTTTACGAAATCTACCATTGTCTAGGCCATATGCTGGATAAACGGCACGGCTAAAAGTAGGAGAGATTATTCTTCCAGTTTTTGTATTCATTAAGAATGGAAAATCTGTGCGACCTTCGTACATAGGAAGTGGATGTGTGCCACCTGTGCGATACACACGATACTTACCCTCTGGCATTGAAGCAAGGAAAGCAGAGGAAGCAGTTAAGTCCTGCCTACGCCGCCCTTTGTCACCAAAGTAAATTGGTGTTTCTTTCAAATCCACATACTCAATATCAGAATCCATAACTTTTTCAAACATATCTAATTGCATTATACTTCATACCTCGCTGTCTTGTAGTCAAGTTCACAATGCACTACGCCGTGCCAACCTGACAATTTGTTTTTGACTACATTGAGATGGCGTTGTGTGTCTTCTTCTTCCTGTCCATCTACCACTGGATTCTTTGCAATCAGAACCATTAAATCTGCTTCTGCTGCCTTACCAGTTCTTGAGCCTTCCATCATGCTTTGGTTCAGTAGAACCTTGCCCTCTGCATCTGCACTTAACTGTGACATGTAGAAGACAGCACACTCATGTTGCTTGGCAATCTGACGAGCATGAACAGCGTTAGCTTTCAGTGCCTCATCTTGTCGAGCGAACCCCCCTGTTCTAGCAAATTTATCACCCATGTCAAGCACTAAAATGTCTGGCTTGTAAGTTTTGCAGATTGATTCAACCCAATTCATATCACGAGAGGTGGCATCCTTAATCTTTATGCGTTCCTTTACAGGTGCGTACAAGTCTCGTGCCTTACCCGGATTTTCTTTAATCTGCCGCATTGTCATGCCTGTTGCAGCGGTCAGGTATCGTGCGCCAACACGGTGATAACCTTCCTCGTTACAGAGGATAATGCAGTTAGCACCCTGATGTGCAAATCCACCCGGACTAGCAATCAAGCTGGCATGAAAAGATGTCTTACCTGTGTTTGGTCTAGCACCAATCTCAATCAAGTGACCTGCGTTAACACCCTCGACTTTGCGAGTGAGGCTGGCAATGTTGAATGTCCAACGTGCTTCTAGGTCATTACGTGATAGTAGTGTGTCTATGTCAATGTCATCCCACTCCACATTTAGATTGGGTGTGAAGTCATCACCATACTGCTCAAGTAATGTGCGTAGCTTCTCAAGGCTACTGGATGTACCAGTAACCATATCAAAACCGATGTTAGCAACATCCTCACCAACGACTTGTTGAAACAGTTTAGACAACACTTCTTGTGCTACATCACCACCCATTGGCTGTTCTTTTTTAATTTGATTGAACAGACTGCTGAAGGCTTGCTTCTGTGCCGTAGTCAGTGTTGGATTGTTGGACATAAATAATGCCTCAATCTCATCTGGTGATACGGTGCGTTCATATTTGTCCATAGCACTGTCGATGGCTTGTTTAATTCTACGCACATCTTTGCTGAACAGACGATCAGGACATCTTGCGCCACGATGGTCATCGTAGAATGGTTTGTCCATTAAACTTCTTATAAGTGATAATTCCATAGTTACTCTCCTTTCATAGTAATGTTGGCAAGGTTGGTTAAGTCTTCCTCATTACGATATTTCAAATCATCTTTTAGTCGCAGTAATTTCACGTTATTTACATAGCCTCTCAAGTCCTTTGCCATTTCCAGTGTCTTCGGAAGTGCATCCGGGTCTAGTGCAATTACTGCTGTTGAGAACTGTGAGAGATACCTTTTGTGTGTTTCGGCGAGAGACGTTCCTAACACAGCAACCCCGACAAGGAAACCGCAACCAACAACGGCGGCACTCACACAGTCCTCAACAACAACTGCGACATTACCATAACCATGTGTGTATGGCAAGCCACTATTTCCATATCTTTTCCATTTAGGTAATCTTTTTCCTAATGCACGACCTGTAGCATCTACAATAACACCATCGTGAACCACAGGAAATACAACACGAGATTCTTTTACATCGTAATGTAACCCAAGGACATTGGCATCTAACCCCCACGTGTCGCACCATCTATCCATGTGCAAGCCACCAGAACGAGGCACTACATAACTAGGCATTTCAAATGTACCTGCTGCGTATTCTTCTGCACCAGTAAAACCAGCACGAATATCATCCACAGACAATCGTACACGCTCACCACCTTTAGCGGCACAAGAAGCCTTGTAACAATTCCACACAAGACTGCCCATGTTATTGGTCACAGTAAATGTTTTATAGCCACCACAATTAGGACAGTTCATCCTTTTTGTAGTTCCATTAGGTATGTCTAATTCACTTATAGTGTTATATATATTATACATGTTATACACTCTCCTTTGCGGCACTTGTAATGCTTTTAACATGATTATTTCGCTCCGTCAATGCATAATTTGCACTTGTGAGAGTATTTTTCATGTAAGGTTTCACTGAAGATGGATTAGCATGTCCTGTTACCGACATGATTTGTCCAATACCGACACCAGCCTCAACCATTTCAGTTGTTCCAGTTCTTCGTAAGTCAGATAGACGTAGTTCATCTGGCAAACCAGCTTGCTGCATTAACTTGCGAGCATGTAACGGCAACTTTTGTAGTGAGTACGGTTTGTATTCACCACCAATTGGATTAGGACGTGGGGCAACGTAAGGTTGAAAGCCAAAGTCCTGCTCCTGCTGCTGTAACATACCAAACAAATCATCTTCGATGGGCAAATGTACCTCTGCTTTACGCTTGGATTGCTCTATGTGAACAGTTTTTGTGTCAAAATTGATGGCATCCCAAGTGAGCATTCGCATGTCACCTAAACGCTGACACCACTCGTATGCCATGTGTGCAATAAGACCGATATTACGGGTGCTAAAATCGCCGTAGGCTGTCTCTAGCAGCTTTGCCACATCACCCCTACGCCAGACCGTCTTACGCCTCTCTGTGGAGCGTTTACGGACGTTTGCGAAGGGGTTTAATGTGCATAGCTCCATGCGAACACCGTGATTGAGTGCAATGCGGGTAGCAGAGATGACATGATTAGCCATAGAGATACCTTTCTCACACCATTCGTTGTATGCAACCTTGGCTACACGAGTAGTGAGTTTATCGCAGTCATACTGGCAAAGAAGTTTATCTTCTACCTTTGTATTTAGCATGACATTGAGAAAGTACTCATACTGCTTCTTCGTTTCTTCACGCAGATTGCGATAGTCATACGAAGAATAGTAATCGGTGATTACTTTTTCTAGTTTCATTACGCTGCCACCAATTCTTGGAACGGCTTGGACTCAATCCACTTGGACACTTCATGTTCACGCTGGAACATTGATGTGGCCTGTGTATCAAGACCAGTGTTACGAAGATTGAAACCATTACGCTCATCAGCATAAGTGGCATAGTTTGTGAAGGCACTGTAGAGTGCAAACACATTCCTACCACGGACGCTAACCTCTTGATTGTAAAGGGTAAACATCTTCTCTGCCTTACGCTCTGACTTCAGTATCTTGTCCAGCAAGTCTTTAACATTTACAAATGTCAGGTCCTGGGTTGCCCATTCCTGAAGTCGTGCTGACTGCTGGTAGAAGTCTTGCTTGGAACTGTGCAGGTCAGTGATGAACCTACCCATGCTGAAGTTGGATGTGTTCTTACGCCGCACCTTGTCATGCTCACCACGGATCATTCCGTTTGTGCAGAAAAAGTCGATAGCACCGAAGAACACCATGTTGGAACATGAGCCATCAATGCCATGCAAAGCGATGATGCGTTGCGACACAGTAGTTTCATGCTTATCTGTGGTAATTGTTTCGGTGACATTTGGAAGTGTTACATCCATCAATGCCCAAGCGTGGTTACGTGCGTCTTTCCATTGAACTGTAGCACCTCTGGTTTCTTGTTCTGTCAGGTTTTCCAACATCGTCTGCTGCACACCTTGAAAGAACTCATCATGGTTTGCACAGTTGAAGCCAGAGCCTACAACACCGATGTAGTCACCAGTGTTGCCGTTGATGACGTACTTTTTGTCAGTAACTTTGGTTGGCTCAAACTCCACATCGAACACTAGATGGTCAGGGGTTTGTGAGATAGTCTGGTTTGTAAAATCTAATGGCATGATATGCCTCCTTTCTGTAAGGGTTAACTGTTATTCTCTTGTATCAGCAAAAGTTGGCAAAGTCAACTAATGCCAGTGTTTAAGTTCAACATCTTCACCAACAATAGCACGCCGTAAGCAATGCCACTTGTCGTCAAGTGTGCGTAGGTCATCGTAGTCTAAAGAGCATAACTCACTTATGCTACTACGGATAGGAAGCCAAGCCTCTAGCATTTCAAGCACAGTTTTTTGCTGGTGTGGTGTCATTGACTTCCAACATTGATTTGCTGCCTCTCGCTGCAATTCCCATTCACTTTTTTCTTTTGTCATGTCTATTCTCCTTTCACTTGTTTAGTCCGAAAAAACCTGTTTCTAGAAGGGTCACTATTCATATACTTACGAGCATAGTATGCTCTGTGATTGTTAGATAACTTAAAAGGAACATCACTAACTGTCTCTATGTCAGTATGCCACCTTATCCTTTCAAATATAGCATTTACACTATACACATTGCGACCAGAGTTCTTTGCTTCATCGGCAAACTTAACAAACAAATCCCACACATGGGGATTCTTTGCATCAAACTCATTAAACTTTTCTTCAAGTACATTCATATCTATTCTCCTTTCATCCAAAAAGGCATCTCTCGCCCTCTGTTGTATCGTGCAAATCGTAGTTTGTCTACTACATAGAACGCACGATATGCCATGATAGGCCAACGCTCATCTGTCTTCAGATCATCGTGACCGCTAAAACACTGTGGGTGTGGTGTAATGAAACCTTCTGGTATTTTACATACACCAAACTCTAGTGCGTGGTAGTGTCTTCCTGCACCATGCTTCTTACCATAACGATATGTATACTCCTGCAGCATAGCATCGTAAAGTTTGAAAGCAAACTGGTAGTTAGCTTGTGACTCCATAGCCCATAAAGTGCAGGGGTGCTTTTGATGCACAGGTTTATACAAACCCCTTGCTTCTGCGTAGTCAGGTGCATGATGCCAGATGGCAGTGCAAAGCATCTGCGCCTCTTCTAGTGGCATCTTTACTATGTGTTGATCGCAAAGTTGCTTGGCAATTGCGACCGGGTGGTGGTCAATTAAAAATCTGTTCATTCACAATTCTCCATGTACCATTTTTTATACTTGTAGTATGCGTAGATTTTATGGGCTTCCAAATCGAGTTGTTCCCAATTATCTAGATCAATACCGCCACCATAATGGTATAACGTATACATCTCATTATCTAGCAACACCATCAAAGCATTGGCTTCTACTGGTGTTAGCTCTATACATAGTGTTTTATCTTTAGCCATTATCAATCTCCTTTTGAAGTTCACGGACACGATGTTGCAATACACTAATAGCGGTACTGATATGTCCTGTATCGTGGGGCTGTAGTCGTTCCTTTAGAATTTGTATTTCATGCACTAGGCATAATAAGTGTTGTGCTTTTTTAACAATCATCGTAACTCTCCTTTTTTATCTTTTTCTTCAACAACAGATATCTCTCCCACCATAGATGACAAGCACTTCATGTCTTTATCTATGTGCTTGAACAAATCATCCTCGCTGTGAAACAGGTCTACTCCTCTTTGCATAGCAATGGTCTGTGCTTGTCGCATGTCTGGTGCATCTACTTCGTATGTGAGTAGTAATTCGACTATGTATTTCATCGCCTCACTCCCATTACCCAATCCTCTGCGGTATCCTCTGCGTATTGTTCAGAGCGTCCAAGCAGATTCAGTTCATCCACAATAGCACCATCCTGTATTAGCACAATGGTGTAGCTGCCATCAGGTTCCTTGAACACACACGACTTGCGGTATGATATGTCACCCCGGCTGCAATCTTCATCACTGTAAAACTCATGTAACAGCATCATCATTCTCCTCTTCTTCTTCGTAAGGGTCTTTGTCTTTTTGGCCTTCAAACAACCACGGCTGAATGTATTCGCTATGCAGCCCCAGATTGTAAAGGTTGACATCAGACCAATGGTCATTATGAACTGGCCTCAATTCACCTACAGGATTATCAAAGACATTCTCATGTGTCAACAAATCCCATTGGTCAAAGCCGCTAGACACCATGACATCTCCGATAGCATAGAAGCTACCCATGCCAAGGTCACTGTCTCTGACCTCTACTTCAAAGTCCTGTTCAACTACAAAACGCACTGTGATTTTCTTTTTAGTTTTTTCCATGTCAAAAATCTCCTTTCATTGCTATGTAAAATGTAGCAAGTATTCCTACTACATAAAAGATTAGTATTCCACATACAACATAATCTTCTGTATTCATAGCGGGTAGTTGATTGTAGACACAGAGTAGTGTTTCACAGTTAGTCATCTGCCCTGTCCATAGGCCAACCATCATCAGCCTTCTTATCTATTACCTGACATTGGTATTTGTAGTCAAGCAGTTTTTTTATGAACACATAAATGTGACCATCCTCTGGCTTGCCCATCTGTTCCCAATGCTTACGTTCATCTGCTTCTACATATGCCAGCAGCATATCGAGTGCTTCATATTGCCCCTTGGTCATAGGCTTTGGTTTGTATTTGTAAATGCTCATGTCGTTACTCCTTTCATATTAACTGCAGTTGTTCAGGTTCTTCATATATCTCATCAACCTTTTTGTGCATTACATCTGCAAACTCAATGTCACAAAAGTTGCCGCAGTCTGGCATAATCATCTTCTGTTGTCTACCCTCTTGTGGGTCTAACTCATCCAAGAACTTTCCACGAATACAAGAGTTGCCAACTTCACGTTCTGCTTGTGCCATGCGATCAAAGAAGTCAGGAAAATCTTCTCGTATCTTATTCCAGTATCCCTTACCGCCTTTGACACAACCAATGCAGTTGTTATTGCCATACCCTAACTTATACATTTCGGGACGCTCAATCCCTGCTTGCTCAAGATAATACAAACACTCTGGCTTGGTCATCTTATTTTCAATCAAAGGAAACAAAGGCTGCGCATCAGGATACTGTTCTCTGAAACGAATAGCACGATTGATTTCTTTCTTGGAATACTCAAAGCCAAACACCTGACCATCATATTCTGTGTTGCGTTCAATGCGTTGGCGCACTCGCTTCTTGAGAATAAGTGTGCATCTTGCACCCCCAGGTCCGTTGACATATTTATCTTTGAGTATGACATCGAACTGATTGTTATATCCCTTTGCCTGTTCGACTTGGATAGTCCTGCCATACCATTCTTCACATTGCTCTTTGAACCTAGCATTATCTTTATGTGCAGAGTCTATGTGAAAATAGATTGGCAGAACATTATCCTTGCCATACTTATCAATAGCCAACTTGGTTGCTACGGCACTGGTAACACCCGCTGACCACCACGCAATAATCATCCACTTACTCCTTTCAATATGTGTGCGACAACATCGACTGTCCACCCATTGCCAAGCATCTTGTAACGCTGACTGTTTGACACATGGTTTGTGTAGCCATCAGGAACAGTTTGTAATCGCTCACATTCTAGCGGTGTTAGCTTACGCCACAAAGGACGCATCTCTTTTGTGTAGGCATCCTCATATCTACCTTGTGACAGGATAGAAATCAAGGTGTCTTTGCTTATAGTGGACAAGCAACGAGACTTGTCATGCTCATGCACCTCAAGGCATTGGGTGATGGGTATAGACTTGTCATCATCTTTACGCACACCATCCTGCAACCTACGCCCCACGATAGAGGCAGGGTTGACCATTACCTTTGGCTCAAGGTTGCCACCACTTGCAGCACACAGGCTAGGTGACTTACCTTCAGGATGATACACACGCTTGTTGTATCCGTGACCCTTGATGTCTGCATCACCGACATGGCACAAGCCATCCTTGCTGAAGACAATCTGTCTGCGGCTCTTGTCAAAGTAGACACGAAGGTTAGACATACCACCGCCCTTGAAGTAGTTGGCATCAAGACAGTGAGACTTCTCTCTATCAGTAATGAAGTCATCCTCAAGAATGTCCTGCAACTTGATACCCAGGTCCTGGGGCGTATCAAACGGAATGTTTGTCCAGTATAGCCTGTAACGATTCTGTGCAGACAATAGACTGCTGTTGATAGCAACAGGTTGCACACCAAGATATTCACTGATGATGTCTTGGCTCTCCTGTTTCATACGCACATTCTCAAGCAGGAAATACTTGGGCTTGCACTCCTTGAGGATACGCACATATTCAAAGAACAACTTGCTGCGTGGGTCATCAAAGTTCAATCGCTTGCCAGCCATACTGAAGCCCTGACAAGGTGAACCACCCAATAATAGGTCAATCTTGATGCCCTCAAATGTTTCAGGCCACATAACTTGCTGAACATCACCTATGTGAATTGTATCAGGGTAGTTAGCCTTGGCAACTTGGATGGCATACTTGTCAATCTCACTAGCAAAGTAGTTTGTGACAGGGATACCTGCTTTGTCCAAGGCAATGCGTCCACAGGACATACCATCAAATAAAGATAGAACATTCATACTGTCTCTCCTTTTAGTAATCAGTGATTACTTTTTTTACTCTATGAACAAGAACCCTGCACCATTACCTTCAGGGTCACAGGATACAGACACCTTGAGTGTTTCCTTGGTGTCTGCGTGTTGAAGTAGGAATACTGGAAATGGCTCATCGTCATACTCATCCTGCTCGTATTCAAAGCGAATGATTTTGTAACCTACCAGTTGGCTAAAGTAGTTTGTTAAATCTCCGTTTCTCATTACGCTATCTCCTCTCTATATTCTTCACGCATCATAGCGATTTGTTCAGATAAGTCAAGTTCTTCATCTATTTCTTCTGGTATTGGATCATCAGACATACTGTTGACATACAGTTCTTCACCATCATGCCAGCGACCACAATAATCCATGCCCCACTCGACATAGTAGGCATCAATGTCCCAACCATTACTTGTCATGTATTCATACAAGTCAGTTGGTGGACCCCAAGCAGTGTCAAAGTATAGACGAATGCTGGTGTTGCTCGTGACGTTATAATGCACAGAGGAAGCATCCCATTTGGTTCCCCAATTAGTCAGTCGCCAACGATACCACGCAGGCATGGAGTCATCTACAGATGCTTTGGGTAGAGTGTCCTCATCTGGCATGGGGCGAAGATGCTGAAAGATTTCTGCTTCCTCACCAGTCTGCAAGACAGCAATCAGGGCATCAATAGCCTGCTCGTCTGTGTTTTCAAGATAAACTGTGTTGTTGCACCAATTAGGCATTATGCGGCCTCCTTTCCGAAATAGCGTTTAGCTGTTTCTTCTGTGATTTTGTATGTGCCATCCGCACCTGCTTTCTTCACAAGGAATGGATACTTACTTGAGCGTGGCAAGAACCCAACAAGAGTGTAGACAGGGTGTGTCTTCTCAAGGTCAATGCCATACATATAAGCGTAACGCCGCAAGTCTTGCATCTCCATGCTTTCTGCACCCTCAATCTTCACTTCAAGTTTGAAGGTAGCAATGTTGCCAGAGTAAGAACAGTTGCCAGCACGCAACTCCAAGCCCTCAATTGAGCCAGCAAGTGCGTCATTGATTTGCTCACGGATAAACCGCAGCGTGGTCTTGTCAAGATGTGTAATTGTCATGTGTCAATCTCCTTTCATAATCTAGTTTTGGTTTACCAAGATGCGTGATACTCAACACTGTTCCACAAACCTTTGGGCGCATTCTCCACCCAATCGGCAGCCGCATCAAATACTTGTGCATCTTCTTCGTAATACTTGCGGTATTCCTCTCGCAATTCATCACTGCCAAAGAAGAAGCCCTCTGTATGTGGCAAGTCGTCATCTCGCAAGGCTTGTGCCACCTGTCGTAGCCTTTCCACAGACATATGGATTACCTGACATTCATCTACACCATCAGCAAATGTGTTGACAATATAGCCGTGCAGGTTTGCGTGCTTACGCCAATAGCCAAGTTCAAGGCGTTGTGATTTCAGTCTGAAACCATCCACATACTGGATATTGATTTCGTTGTAGTCGTCATCATACTCATTATACTTGTAACGATCACCTGTAAGATACATATCTAATCCCATGATATAACACTCCTTTCATACCCAGGACCTGGGTTTTATAAAAGTGGGGGCATTGTAGCCCCCATTGTTGGTGTAATTACTTTGCTTGGTGAATTACAAAGTCATTGCCATTCTTGCTGACAACCCGATACAGATTCCAGAATGGGTTGCCATAGTAGCGAATGTGCAGTCCGTCATTCACTTGCAGGAACTTGCCATTTGCAGATGGACCTACATAGTATTTGCCCATGCGGTTGTATGTTGCATAGTTCTGGCGATCAATTGTTGGCTTTGCACCAGCGATTGCATTGAGGATGTTAGTAACTTTTACTTTGATGTATGACATGATATGTCTCCTTTCTGTATTGGTTTTAGTAATCAGTGATTACCTTTTTTGGTTTAAGCGGTGAGGACAAACCACCACGACCTGTCCCCACCTTGGTTGTTAGGCTCTACGCAGATTCTCACGCAACCAGAAGTCGGTCTGGTGTCGTTGCTTTGCCCTGCGCTGCGCCTTACGCACACGCTTCTTGCGTTCACGTTCACCTAGTTCACGACTCTTCTTTACTGGAAGTTTCTCGAACATAGGCATCTCGTTCTTGTCTCGCATGGTCTTTCTCCTTTCTGCGATTGTGTTTTGTTTTATCTGGCACAACCATCGACTTACGCCGTGAAAGTGCCATAGCCTTCGCTACAGGATTTACTTTACGAAAGCCTACCATAATTGTCAACCCCGAAGGATAGAACGAATACCTGCCCCACCAACTATGATACCTGCAGTATAGGCCATAACAGCCATAGGCGCAGCATAGTCCAGAAGTTCTGGCAAGGCAAGAGTGACAAGAACTGCACCACCTACGGCACAAACGAGTTTAAGTGTATTTTCAATCATTTTAGTCACCTCTGATTACTTTTTTAGTGTTCAGACAGATGCACAATTTGCTGTCTGCCTATGGTAGTTTGTGCAAAGCAACCTGCCTTGCAGTCGATACAATGCCCCTTGAGTTTCTTGTGTGTCTTGGGGCATAGGAACATACGCTTACCACTAGACGGACTGGTGGTCAAGTCGTCATCCCCATAGAACATGATGTTCCAGCCAGACTGCTCCATCATAGTCCATTCTTCTTTGGTGTTGCTAGGGTCAAATGACGCATTGATAGCGGCATTCGGTAGCGTCATAATATCCTGCTCAATCATAAGTTTAAGCATAGGATTGCGCCAAGCCCTAGTCGGTATCCAGAAAATTGTATCAGGTGCAGCCAGCAACATTTCTCGCACACGATACACATCTGCAACAGAACTGAAAGCCTCGCCCCTAGACATATGACGCATACGCTTGGTTGGCTTGCGCTTTCGCTTGAGAAACGCTTGGAAACTGGGCATTGCTTGTCGGTCAATAGCCTGCCATATAGTCTCACATCGGTCATCTCGCTTTGCCATGTTGGGATACATTTTATACAGTTTGACATTGTAACAAGTCTCATCACAATAGTCTGTTTTGTGTAAGCACGACCCCTTGTGGTTCTCTGTGTCGTTGATTGGCCTGTCACTGACAAACATCCCAATGTCTTCGCAGTAGCGGAATAAATCATTCCATTGTTCATTTGTTATGGTCATTTTAGTCATCTCCGATTACTTTTTTTAGGTTAGTGTTCAAAGGGTTATCCCTTATTCTTTATATACATTATCACAAGATAAAAGGAATGTCAAGCCCAGGTCCTGGACTCACAAATTGTTTAACCAGTCTATGAACTCATTGCATTTGCGTTGCTTGTGTTGCTCAAGAGCCACTTGCGCTTGCCGTTGCATTTCCAATGCACCCATGCGCAGCACAGGATATAATCGCTCCATGTGCTTGCGTTGCGTATCAGGTGCGACACGCTCAAGTGTGCCACGCGACTTCAGACCATTTGCGGTTACTGTCGGCCTGTCATTATCCCATACCATTTTCATATCACACCGCCTTTCTGTTTTGGTAATCAGTGATTACTTTTTTTGATGCTGTAGCGAAACCCCATGCCTCACTATCCCTTTAATATTACTACACAAATTTGTGTATGTCAAGGAAGGTAGGCAAACTGGAAAAAGGTAATCAGTGATGACTATTTGTGACCCCCATGCTGCGCTGCGAGCGAGCTGACCCCCATGTGTGATAGTAAGTGATAGTAAGGTAGGCAGCTTTTTAACTGCCAGGACCCGGGTCTGTTCTCCATGTGGCATAGTTCTGACCTCCATGCCCAGTGAT